GAAGATTGTGATAGTATTCCTAGGGATTATGAGTTATCCGAGGATGGAAAAAAGATAGCATTTACGAAGACGTCGGTTGAGTTAACAAAGATTGAAGAGAGAATTCGTAATTTTACGATTAAGCATTCAATTGATATGAAACCCGATGTTAGGAGTAATCTTGCTGCAATAGATAAAAAATTTTTAGTTGCGAAAAGGTTAGTACAAGAGTCTTATGCGGCAATGTCAAAGGTTAGGAGACAACCATTTGCGTTGACGTTTGTAGGACCCGCTGGTGTGGGGAAAACCTCACTGGTTGCAGTTATGCACCAGTATGTTGGGATGTTGATGAATTTACCTACGGGACCCGATTATATGTATACGAAAAATTTTTCGAGTAAGTTTGATGATACTTTTAGATACTATATGTGGCATGTTACATTAGATGATTATGGACAAGTTAAACCGGAAATTGCGAAGGATTTCGCGAGCTCCGTGTTTGCTCCAATTTCATATGTTAACACGAGTTCCAATCCAGCTGTTAAAGCTGTTGCTGAGGAGAAGGGTAAAACATTTATACACCCTGAGTTGGTAACTATTACGGCTAATGATCCAAGAGAAGTGATAGCAACCGTCGTAGTCGACGAGTTTGCAATACTTAGGAGAATGAACCCGTTTGTTAAACCAATTTTGAATGATGCTTTTAGGTCACCTTTAGATAGGGACCAGTTGAATTATGAGTTGTATGCCAAGTGTATGAGTGAGAATTCGTGGGAAGAACACGGATATCCGTGGGTTTTCCAAATTACGAGATGGTATTATGATAGTAATAATAATTGTGTTAAGGAAAGGATTGTAGAAAATCCAGAACCAAGTTATACTTTTAAGTCAGGTAAACTAGGTGAGGAGAGAGTATATACCGATCCAACAATTTTCACATTTCCAGAGTTTTTGCATTTTGTTAAGGTAGAGTTGAAGAAACATAGGTTGAGTTCCGAAGTAAACTTCAATATTGCTACAGACAAATGCGAACGCTGCGGTGATCCTTTATTGGGACACTTGGCTAAGTGCGATGATCCAAAAGCTTCCATTAAATTTGGATATGTACAAGCGAGTGATGAAGCGAGTAGTGGTCAGAATGCTGTTAGTGCGTTTGACGCTGCAAAACTTTTAGCTCTAGGTTATACACAAGAGATTGTTAATGCTGCACGAGGTAGTAGAGAATTCGGTAGAACTGTTCAATCTATGTTAGGTTGGTTAGACCGATATAATATACCTCGAGCTTGGAATAGGTTGTGCGAGGCGAGTAGACGAGAGTTCTTGCCTAAAATTTATTGTGCTTATAGAGATCGTGATTACGCCCAGTTGAGTACTGGGCTAGTAATTAACACAGGTGATGCGATGATGTTGCGTACTGTGAGTTGGATCTTAAAAGTTTCAATTTACTTGGAGGAGAGATTTGGAGTAGATGAAGTGGCGACAACCGCTGTGATGTTTGTGTTAGCAAATTTTGCTTTTTACGAGTTAACGAATCCATATGTTTTGATGTTGGCATTCGTTTCGATGTTTAGTGTTGCTCGAACTAGCAATTTTGTTAGTAGAGTACCTATACACCAACGTAGAAGTGCATTAGACATTATACAACCAGTTTTGGAGACCGGTAAGGTGGACATGAATATTGCATATAAAGTTGTGCGTATAAACTCGCCTAGAGAAATGGAGCGAGTTGATAAGATGCTTAAAGTTTGTGGCTTAGTTGCTGCTAGTTTAGTAGCTTATAAATTTGTAGAGTATTTCGTTAGAGGAAAAGAAAAACCAACATTACAGTCGAAGGCTGATTATCCAGATTTTAATAAGGATATCCCCTCTGACATAAAAGATAAGGTTGGTGATTTACCAAACGGAGTTGCGAAACAAATAGCAGTTACGAATTATTATGCGGAGAAAGAGAAGAAAGATGCAGACGTAAAGCGGAGACAAGCGTGGACAAATAAACAAATGGCTGCGGCTACCGCTACGGCGGCGTACTTCGCGTATTCGTCAAGATATCCCGAAGCGACTATACAGGAGAAAGTTAGAGCTATTGGGTATGTTGCGACGATTAAGCGAGGTGATAATACAGGAGAATTTATAAGATTTAGTGGGTACCGTTATGGTGAGTGTGTTTTTATACCACGACATGGTTTGAGAGCGTGGTTGCACCAAGGTGCCTTTAGTGGTCCTGGAGGGGTTGCTAACTTAACGTTGGAACCCGCTCTAGGTGGTGTTAATAAACCGTTCATTCGTGCAAAAGTAACGATGAGGGACTTCTTTGAAGATGAATTCGATTTTGCTTGCATAAAGGTCTCCCAACATTGGGGACCTCAAGCACGTAAATTGGACGAGTTATATTGGGATGTAGAACCAGATTTCGCTCCTAATTTTTTGGGTATGTCAGGTTTTATTTTCTGTCCAGTTAGGGCGGAGACTATACCAATAAAATTTAGGTGGAGTACGGAATTTAAGGCCATAGAGATGCCTATATATTCTGGTTTTATATTCAAAACATACACGAATCCAAAGGGAGTTAAATTAATAGAGTACGAATGTGAATCGGTAGCACCCAGAAATGGTGATTGTCATTCTCCAGTTGTGGCTATGGACAGCCAAGGGAGACCACATATAGTTGGCGTTCATACGCAAATGTGGGTTTGTTACCAGACTCATACCCCAGTATATGGGGCTTATGTGATTTCCAGAAGTGAATTGAAGAGAATGAATGATTTATGTGTTGCTAGAAGTAATAGTATGTCAATAACGAGTATGCCCGTCACGAGAGTCCCGATAGCTGGACCCGTTCATATTAAAAGCATTTTAAATACAAGAGATGAAGAGACGGATATCCAGTTAGTCGGGATGAGTGTTGATAAGGTGAGACCAACAGCTGAGTCAAAAGTGAGAGAGACAAAAATTTTTGATCAGTATATTGGCGAATTAGACGCTTTGGGGACCAAATATGGACCCCCTGAAATGAGGGCTAAAGTTGTTGATGGTGTTTGGGTTGACCCGTTTGCAAAGCCATTAAAAGCTTTTGAAAATCGAGGACAATTTGAGCCATTTCCAATGGACTTATTTAACCGAGCAGTGAAAGACTATACGGAAGACGTTCTAGAAGGTTTGAGAGACCAAGTCGCGGTTATAGCGAGTGTCAGGAATCAAATGCAAAAACATGAAGACCCTGGACACACCACAATTTTGACACTCTGTGATGCAATAAATGGAGTTGGAGATGGGAGTAGGATCCCCCAATAAATTTAAAAACTTCAGCAGGTTCAGAGTTCCCAGGTGGGAAAATGAACTGGTTGGAAGTTGATCAAGATGAGACGTTAAAACGTGGTAGACCGTGTTATAAGCTAAACGTAGAAGCGAAAGAAGCATTTGATGATGCTTGGACCCGTTGTATGAGTAGAGAAGGTTATGGAGTAACTTTTAATGCTCAACTCAAAGATGAAGTGAGAGTGCAAGGGAAGAAAGCAAGAGTTTTTTACATGATGCAATTTGTTGATATGTTAAGACATCGTATGGTTTTCGCATTTGCCCAATTCGCTTTGAGACTCAATAGAGATTATTCTGAGAATTATATTGGATTGAATTGTGCGTCTAGTGATTGGGGTAAATTGTACCACGGTATGCTAGCGGTTTCCAATGAAGGAGCCGATAAAGACGTGCAAGAATATGATATGAGTCAAAAGAGGCCGATGAGGGTTGCTGAATTAGATGGATTTTGGGTGGTATTAGCGAAACATCTTGGTTATAGCGAGAAAGATCTTCATGCCATGCTGAGTGCGGGTATAGAAGATTGTTTTGCGTATACATACGTGCAAGGTGACGTATTTTTATCACCAGGTCAAAATAATTCTGGTAGTGTGAAAACTAGTGACGACAATAGTGCTCACAATTCAATACTACATAGATGTGCGTGGATTTATTTATACGAACAATTTGTGAAGTCTTGGAGCTCTTTTTTAGTGAACATTTCGAGTAAGTATAGGGACAACTGCAAGTTAGCAGCTTTTGGGGACGATTCTGATGAGGCGATCAGTCCAAAAGTACAATCCTTTTACAACTTTAAAGCGTTCAAAGAGTTTTTCGCAAAATTTGGAATAGTTATAACCCCGGCCAGAAAAGAGGAAGGGGACTATATAGTTAAACCAATTAGCGAATGTGAGTTTTTAAAAAGAGGTTTTAAGGAAACAACGATTTATTTTCAAGATCAAGCGCACGCTGTTGTGCTAGCGCCTTTGAATTTATCGTCTATCTATAAATCTCTGTGTTATCAAGTAGCCTCTAAGGTAGTCACGTCTGAGGTACAAACAATTGGAGCCATCCAGTCCGCAAATAGAGAATTTTGGATGCATGGTAAAGAGATGTTTGACAAAGAGCATGACAAGTTAGAAGAAGCTGCGCACTCTTTAGGTTATATTGGGAAGTTGGAAAGTTATGATGAAATAACCGCAATATATCTGAATGGTACGTATGCTACAGAAGCAACTTGAGAACACCGTCCGTGGTTGGACGTTAAATATCACTCAAGTTTCCGGTACTTGATTTAACATCGGAGCCCCGGCGGGGGCTTTAAATATACGTTTGACCTAGGTGAGGTCAGTAATAACAAAACACCTATGCGGAGGTAGGTAAAACGTTATAAAACAATTTTACGGGACATAGAATTGGCGTTTATATCCGTGTAAGCTGTAGTATTCCTATTTAGGGATGGTTGGCTACCAAGTTCCACAAAACGTTTGAGAGATAGAGTGGTCGATCAAGCGTATTAAAATAAACACTTACTGAACTTAATACAACAACAGTCCCTGAGATGACCGGGGTTCAAACGGTTATCACCGCTAAGGATCAAACCGGTGGTTTAAATACGGTGTTCGACGACGTGAATCCCACGAATTTGACCACCGAAGGTTTGAAGACGCTTACCTTGCGGAAGTATGTCGATATGTCAGATGGTGTCTCCCAATTTTTGGGTAGAGCGTTTAATATATCTAATTTCACGTGGACTTTATCTACGACTGGGCAATTCCTTGTCCTAGATCCATGGTCCTACTTGACGACAAATACGGCAACACTTAATAAGGTAAAGAACTTTTCGACGATGGCGGGGAAATTACATATAAGGATAGTTACGAATGGTACTCAATTCCATTACGGAAGAGTTATTGTTTCATACGTTCCTTTTTATACATTGCAATCATCAGCTTATCAAAATAAATATTTGCAAACACCAATGATTTTCCAGGTTCAAAATGTCGAAATTAACCCAACTACTAGTGTCCCGGTTGAAATGGTATTAGATATGTTTACAGACGTTGATTCTATACCATTACAAGGGCAAACTACTGTTAGTTTATCAGATATGGGAAGGTTACTATTTACGGTTCTAACTCCATTACAGAGTTCGAACGCAGCGACCCCCGATCCAATAACTTTACAAGTATACGCTTGGTTTGACTCGCCTGCTTTGGGTGTTCCAACACCCGAAACGGCAGTTTTACAAGCTGGTGATGAGATGACTAGTAAAGGGCCAATTTCAACAATCGCGAGTTCTGTTGCTAGCACTGCTGCCATGTTTAGGAATATCCCTATTATTGGACGTTTTGCTACTGCAACTGAGATAGGCGCAAAGGCGGTTGGTGGCATTGCTTCGTTGTTTGGGTATTCCAACCCGATCACTATGGATAGGAGTCAAATGTTTAAGAGCACATCCGCGGCTAATTATTGTCAAGTTACTG